TATCCGGTGTAGCCGGTATAACCGGTTGGTCCTGTCACGGTTGATGGGGCACCAGTGTCACCTGTGTAGCCGGTGTAACCTGTGTACCCGGTAGTGCCTGTGTAGCCAGTAGAACCTGTGTAGCCTTTCTCAACCAAGAGATCCCAGAAAGACGTACCCGCGACTACTGGGGTATTACCAACATTAGAACCAGTCAATGAAATATATCCCGAACCTTCATTCTGAACGGTGTCGTTTTGAGAGTATGTTGTACCAACGAGCCACTGGCCTTTCCATGGGTATTGAGTTCCTGTAGTCCCAGTGTAGCCGGTGTACCCAGTGTAGCCGGTATAACCAGTTGACCCTGTGTAACCAGTGTATCCAGTGTAGCCGGTAGTGCCCGTGTAACCCGTAGGACCAGTCACGGTTGAGTCGGCTCCAGATAATCCAGTATAACCCGTATAGCCAGTGTATCCGGTATAACCTGTGTAGCCGGTGTATCCCTTCTCAACCAAAAGATCCCAGAAAGCCGTACCTGCGACTATCGGAGTATTGCCAATGTTAGAACCAGTCAATGAAACATATCCTGAACCTTCGTTCTGAACCGTATCATTTTGAGCATAAGTTGTCCCAACAAGCCATTGGCCTTTCCATGGATATTGAGATCCAGAAGTCCCCGTGTAACCAGTGTAGCCAGTGTAACCGGTGGCACCGGTAGCTCCTGTGTAACCGGTATAACCGGTGTAACCAGTGTAACCGGTGTAACCAGTGTAACCGGTGTAACCAGTGTAACCAGTGGCTCCTGTAGGAGCTGGAACTAGGAAGGAGGTAATGATGTGAGAAGCCGTATCTGTACCCTGATATAAGAATGTAAGAGTCTTTGATGTTGCGGCCGAAAACGCGATGGCTCTGACAGTAAGTCTATCCGTTGTCAGAATAGGAATAGCAGTAGAAATTACATAGGTTATTTCGTGGAATTTTTGAGTATTAGAATCAGTGACAATAGCTGTTATCTCGGCAGTAGCAGTAGAGAACAAAAGAGTTTGAAATCCAGTAGATGTTACCTTGAAAACTTGGAACCCCATAAATCCATTACTTACTGCGGAACAATACGCCCAGAATCGAAATCTCCAGATTCCAATAGGTATTTCTGTCTGTAAAGGATAGGTATTTGAAGTTGTGTAATTATCGAGAGTCGCTCCAACAGTATCTTCGGGAGCATTAACGAAAGCCGTAACAGCTTCTGTTACTTGACCCCCAGTAGAAGGAATTCGTAAGAATGATTCTCTCTGAACCGTTAATGTTCCCGACAGTCCTGCGATAGTAGCAACAACAGCAGTTGAACGAATAAATGTAATTGTCAAAGCCGCGACAGAAAGAATTGTATAGGTTACTCCATCGTTTGCCGTTCCTGTGCCTGAAACAATTATTTTTTGACCAGCAACAAAACCATCGGTGATGAAACTTCCACCACCAGTCATAACCAACGTATCAGGAAGTGATGATGTTAGAAATTGAAGAACACCAACATACGAAGCTGACGGCAAAACAAGGTCACTGTTAGTGTTAACGAAATATAGAATCTGCCCGGTAGTTATTCCTTGCATCCCCGTATACCCTGTATAGCCAGTGTAGCCTGTGTAGCCTGTGTAGCCAGTGTAACCTGTGTAGCCGGTGTACCCGGTAGCTCCAGTGTTTGTAGCTGCACCAGATAATCCAGTGTAGCCTGTGTAACCTGTGTAGCCAGTGTATCCAGTTGAACCGGTGTATCCGGTATAACCAGTTGGACCTGTTACGGTTGAGTCAGCACCTGAAAGTCCGGTGTAACCCGTGTAGCCGGTATAGCCGGTTGGACCAGTGACTGTTGAGTCAGCACCTGAAAGTCCGGTGTAACCCGTGTAGCCGGTGTAGCCTGTATAACCAGTAGGACCAGTATCTCCTGTGTAACCTGTGTAGCCGGTATATCCTGTGTATCCAGTAGAACCCGTAGCTCCTGTGTTTGTAGCAAAACCAGCTGGACCAGTCTCTCCAGTATATCCAGTGTAGCCGGTATAACCGGTGTATCCAGTTGCTCCTGTACTAGAAGCAGATCCTGGAGTTCCTGTGTCTCCGGTGTAGCCGGTTGGTCCAGTGTAGCCGGTGTATCCAGTGTAGCCTGTAGAACCGGTTGGACCAGTATCTCCCGTATATCCTGTGTAACCTGTCACAGTTGAAGCGGCTCCGGTATCTCCTGTGTAGCCTGTGTAGCCAGTGTAACCGGTGTAGCCGGTTGGCCCAGTCACCGTTGAAGCGGCACCAGTGTAACCGGTGTATCCTGTATATCCAGTGTAGCCGGTCGTGCCCGTGTAACCTGTAGGCCCAGTAGAACCTGTTGGCCCAGGTGGGCCAATAGGACCGACTCCTCCAGAATCTACCCAGGTCATTGTACCCTCATCCCACACCCAAACAGTGTCTGTGGATCCAACTATCGCAAAAGCACCCGGAACACCAACTGGGTATGCAAGGTTAAGTGCGGCCGGGGTGGCAAACCAACCCAAGTCATTTGGGTCTCCTAATCTATTGGCGAGGTATGTCATGTATAGTTTTGCGTTCTAAAAGCTTCTTTTGTAATTCAAAAACAATTTGAGGAAGTTGAATCGTGACCTTATTCGCTTCAGCGATTGTCTGATTGTTCAGATCAACCATCTGTTTAGTTGTCTCACGGAGAGAACCAAGCAAAATTTCAACCTCTCTTATATTTTGAGAGTTTATTCTTGTTATATCAGCAACAGTTTTGTCTAGGTTGCTCGCACGGGCAAAAACTTTTTCGTGCACATCAGTTAGAGAACTGATAGTTTGCGTAAGCAAATCTTTTTTAGAAGTAAGGAGTTCAATATCTGCTTTAAGGGCTGACACATCTGCCTGAAGCCCTGTTTTTTGTGAAGTTAGGTCGGCAAGTTCCGCACTGACAGTTGATTCGTATTCTTTTTCTCGCTTATTAAGTTCATCCATTCTGCCGATGGTTTCACCAATCCGCCTATCAATATCTTTAGTGGAATTGGCAAGAGCAACATTCTCTCTTTCTAATTTTTCTTTGGCAATTTGAGCGACAGAAATTTCCGCCAGAACGGTGTCCCGTTTCTTCGCCCACGAACTTAATTGCGAGTTTTGTTCTGGGGTTATTTCTTCCATGTGATTATTGTCTTAACGAATAATCAATTGTTCCTGTGAAGGATCCACCCGCGACAACTAATTTGAAATCTTCACCCGGGCGGCAGGTGAATCTCGCAACATTGTCATTTCCGGGCTCATCGCTCTCGGTCAAACCCTGTCCTGCATCAAGATCAAAGGTTGCCAAAACTCTAGCTCCAGCTAACACGTTGATTGTGCCGGCGGCAGCAAGGTCACCCATCAATTCATGGACATAAATCCATGTGTTTGCTATCGCGGCAATAGCAACCGTGGTACCGATGGGAGCGGTTATCCCGATTGAGATTTTTGCCGAATGTACGTCTTGTATCATGTTTATTTATTAAATTTATAATTAACCCAATTGAGCACCCGAGGTGCGGGTGCTCAGTGGGTCAACTATTAAGTTGTAACACCATCTCCAGCACTCCACATCCAGCCACGAAGGTCGGATGCACCGAGTACCGCCAAAGAGTTGAAGTTCAAAACTAGGTCTTGGTTACCAAGAAGGTCAACAACGGCGGGTTCTGCCCGTGTTGCGAGAGCTTCTATGTAAAGGAAGCCGAAGTCTTGATTCACCATCTTTGAATCCATCATGCCCCACGCCAAGCCAGTCATGGCGAGGTTCTCGTAAGGAGACAACTCACACACCTTAAAGGTGTCAGTTGCAGGAGCATTGTTGAACAAGTTGGTTTGCTGAGGAGCTAGACCCTTATCAATTGTTCCCTTGATGGTATTAGCAAACTGAGCGGTTGCTGAACCGGCTCGGCAAACTAGCGTATCAAGTTGCGAGATAAGAGGATTTCCACGACCGTCTTTCTTAACAGCCTGTTGTCTGCGAGCAGCCAAAAGAGCTGAGTAAGTAAACTGAGGGGAAGCTGTAGCACCGTCAACGATCACGTTTGACCAGACCGGACCACCGTCTTCTCGCGGGTGAACCTGTGACCAATATTCAACAGCATCAGCTCCGAGTGTCGAAATCGGAGTCGGTGTGCCGACATTGTTTATAGGTACCCAGGTGAACGAGGTAGTAAAGCCCTGAGCCAAAAGTGATTGCGAAAGGTAGTTCTTGGCATGCTCAATAGCATTTTTGCCTTCAAGAACTTTTGACTTGACCGTTGCCTTGATTTTGGCAGCGGCACTCTCAAAGAGGAAGAAGTTAGTTTGGAATGTCAGACGAACTTTCTTCGTGAAGTGCATCTGAACATAGTTCTTCGTAAAACCTTGAATCGGGGCATCCGAAGTTCCAATGCCGCCGTCTGGAATGATTTCGGCCATTCCCAAACCCGTGACTCCGATGTCCGTGTAGATTCTTTCGTTGTTATCTACTTTGTGCATCCAGTCAAGATACTCTGCTCTGACCGTTGGCGATACTTTCGGTGCAACATGCTTGAGCACGTTGTTCACGATAATCGCATAGTCATTTATTGTTCCTGTCATGTTGATGTAATGTTATACGATTATTAAACGACAAATTTAACAAGAATTTTCTTGTCGGTTGTCGCTCCGAATGTATCGACCTGCTCTACAATGCCAACAGCACTGGTTGTACCAGTGTTATTAACCGTGTAGGCATTAGCTCCCAACACCATTCTCTGCCCGTTATGAGCAGTGTTTGAGTTGTTCGTTGAGTCCACCAACCAGACGTCATTTTGGAAAAGTTCGATAACAGGAACTTGCGTTAACGCTTCCGCAGCCGCAATCGTTTGATTGCACACACCAGCGAGAGTCGCTGTTGTGGAAGCTGAACTAGCATTAACAGCCAATCCGGCAGTCAGATCCATCAGATAATTCTGAGTCGTGACTGTACCGCTGGCTTTGTTCACCATTAGTATCGAACGTGTTGGATTTTTGATTACCGCTTGTAGAAATCCAGTCATTCTTTTTTTGTAGAGGGTCCCTTACTCAGAGAGGAGTTCCAGGGCTTTTTCCTCGGACATACCGGTCGCTTTCAGTTCATCAATCTCTTTCCGCTGCTCCGGAGAGTATCCGGTCTTTGCGAGAGCTCCACCTGGGAACTGCATCGCATTGATTTTTTCCTGAACATTTGCACCTTTGAGTACCCGTTCCTGAATTGATTCGGATGGTCGGAACATATTTTCTCTGGCCAGTTCCAGCACTGTCATTAGTGCCTTCCCTGTTTTGCCGTTCCAGTTGTAATTGGAATCAACAAAGTCAAAGAAAACTTCACGCACATCAGTGTCTTTCAGTTCCGGATATCTATCAACGAATTTTTCAAGCGTACTCTTCGTGTCAGCAGCGATCCGTTCTTGACGAACGATCTCGGCGATATCATCTTTGGTTGCTCCGCCAAGTTGCTTTAGTCGCTCCTTGTCGGCTTTCAAAGCCTCGTCTTCCACCTCCGGTTTAGCACTCTCTACTTTATTAAGAGGGTTGATAATTCCGGCAGATTGATTTAAAAGACTCATTTCTTTTCGAGTCTCTTGAATCTTTGAAGACAATTGTTCCCGCTGTTCCTCAGTCTTAGAGAGTTTTTTACGAGAGATTAGGTCCATAAGCTCAATACGCTTCTCGTAGACTTCATCTGACTCGAATTTTTGCTTCCCCCTAGGTTTCCCTGGGATTGGAAGTTTAAACTCATATTTAGATTCCTCGGAGTCGGGTACAGGAGGGTTACTGGATTCCTCCGCCTTAACTTCCGGCGGTTTTTCTTCCACCTTCGGCTCAGGCTTGACCTCCTCGGGCTTCACTTCTTCGACAACTTTTGGAGGTTCTTGACCAGCTTTGATAGCAGATATTGTTGTTTCGAGTTCCTTGTCGAGAGTTGACTCGTCATCAACAGCTACTACTTCTTTTTTTTCTTCCATATAGTTTCATCCCGTAACGTGGGAGCTTCGTACTATTAAGATTATTGTATAATGGTCTCTACTAAAATACAAACTATCTGTCAACTATTCGAATCGTTCCAGCAATTTTCTGTAACTTTAAGCGTAATGTGTCAAGGTTCACCGATCCTTCGGTAATAAATGACATAGCATGTTTTTGGAAGTCTCCCTCAACGGAGTCGTGTTCTAGCCCTACAATAGAAGAGTGCTTTAACGGGACAATAACAAGGTACACTTCTTTGTTTGGAGCTTTGTAGAAAAGAAATCCGTCTGACGGCTTGAAAAACTTGTGGAAAACCACAATCATATCCTCTCTATCCACAGGCTTCCCGCACACTCTCTCAAACCACGTTGGTGCCGCATCTTCGCTCTTGGCTGAAAAGAAATAATCTTTCTGATCAACAACCTCTCCTGCTGAATTTTTTATAACAACCAACTTCTTTGTTTTCTTCGCAACTTCCGGCTTCTTAACTGGTGCTGTTTCCGGTCCTGCGAAAAAATCAACATTTTTTTCATCTGCCATAAATATTACGATAGCTTTGACCCGCTATGTGGGTTTTTATCTACTTTTAAATTCTTATAACTCTTGTAAAACTTTTCTACAAAGTTATTCATCTGTGGTTTAATTTTCTTCCTCACTTCCTCAAGATATTCTTTCGTCAATACAAACACAGGCACATCCATTTTGATCGCCGCAATTTTGTACGCTTCTTCAACCAGAGCGAACTCAACAGGATAAGGGTGAGCATAGTTGATGTTTATTTTTTGTCCTTTTTTGTAATCCTTATCAAGCACACACTGGATCTGCCTACCGACTTCAACTACGTTAATTTTGTCGCTCTCCACAAATGCCGGGGCGAGTGTCTCGGTGTTCACTCCACCGACCAACATCGTAATCATCTCCTCAGCCGAAATCTCAAATGAGTCACCGGACTTTGTGGTGAACTTCATCAACTTTTTCTCAATGGCTTCCGGCGAATATTTTATCGCAACCGTGTAATTGTCTTTTTTAAGTTCAGAAGTCATTGAGTGTATTCTCTCCGGTTCGGATTTTGTCTACGGCAACCACCAATCTTTGAATCAGGTTAGCTTCGATCTCAAGTGTCAGAGCGTTAGCAAGCGTGTGGAACTCAGTGTCCGCCATCACTGTTGTTAGCTGTGTCCGGCACTTTTTTAGCAACTCAACTGCACCCGCATAGTGCTCGCTTGTTGCGAAAGCGATTATCTTTTGTTTTGCTGTTTCATCCATATTTTATTGTCCTGGAAAAAATGGTAAATTCCCAGCCCTTCCAATGGAGGCATCGACCGCTCCCATCATTGGACTTTGTGGTCTTGGAACTTCGTTAGGATTCTCAGGCTGCATCGGGTTCGTTCCGGCCGGTGACATCTCTTGCCCGGGTGCCGGAGATTCACTCATCGGTCCAGCAGACTCACCTCCAGCCATAGCTTGCATAGCCGTATTCTTTGCATCCATCGCCATCTTCTGCTCTTCCATCTGTCTCTGCATCTGCGAAGGTTGCTTGTTCATTATAGCTTCGTAGTCAGCCTTAGAAATGTAATCAAAGATATTCTGTTTCTGGATAAGAAGTAGCTGTTCCAGTGCTTTAAGCTGGGAAGCAGCAGCTTCCGGGTCCTGATTCCTCAGTGAAAATATTAGGGTGATTTGATTCGTAATAACTGGGAAGAGGGCCATAAATGTTTGCTTTTGAATTTCCAAAGATGGGAGCAACATCGAGTCCGGATCAATGATGAAGTCAACATAGTCCGATTTGTGCCCTGTGGACTTCAGTTCATCAAACATTCTCTTCGCAGAAATTGTGCGGGTAGGAACATCCTCCATCAGCTCTCCTTCCGGGGTAAAGTCAAAGTTCATACGAAGATTCTGGGATGCGGCAGCCGCAATTCCTGTCACTTCACCGAGTTCATTCACCACCACTTGTGACTCCACAAAATAATCCGGATTCTGCCTTGTGAATTCCGCAAGGTCGTTCTCATTATCAATCATAAAGATTTTATCCACTGGATACGTCTGCTCAATCCATGTGTTTGAAATATGAGCATCCATTTGCAGCCCCGCAACCATTGAATTCTTCGGCGGAGTAAGTCGGTTGTACGCCGCTTCCTTCAAAATCACCGTAGAGCCGAGTGTGTTCGCTGAGTCGGCTCCAGCAACAATATTATTTACGCCCGTGTTCTGCTCAATCGCTTCCTTCTGCTTGTCTCCGTAGAGAATTCCTTGCTGAACATTTCCGGTCGTTCGTATCACATCAATCTCCGTGCCCGGGTGCTTCGGGTTCACAATATTCGGTCCACGTTTGTACGTTGCGGTCCCATTCTGCACCTGTGCACCGAAGAGAAGTGGAAAAATTTCAGCTTCCACCTGCTGAGCGTTGAGCGAATTGATATAAGTGAAGATCGCTGTGTTGCCTCTCATCATTTCATAGAGTCCAACGCCGTGTGGGTCATTCGGGTTTCGCACAAAGCACCGGACAACGATTACTGATCCGTGAGAACCATCGTTCGGCATTTCACCATCGTAAATCAGCATCTTGCCACACTTCACAATATACCGATTGAGCAACACATTTTCGTAGTAGCCGATTGTAACGTGCGTATCAAGTTTGTCTCGGTTCTCATCCTTCGCCTCCTCGGACACCGAACAATACTGGAGTTTCTTTTTATTTTTAGCGGAAGCTGCATCCGGATATTTCTCAAAAAATTCATCCTTCGGCATATCCTTCTCGTAATACACCTCCATCTGCGACCAGTAATCTCCCTGATTGAACCCGATACCGAGCCATGTTCGTTTCGGATCCAGTGGTTCACGATAAATGTCATCAAAAAGTATTTTATCCACGCCATTTCGCTTCACTTGTACTCGGCGGGGGTACACACGCCATGCCGCCCATCCGTAGGTAAAGAGGTTTTGGTAGGTCATCATCAAGGTGTTTCCACCGTTTCCGCCGGTAAGGTACCAACACCTTTTCCACAACTCATACACCGCCCGGGCGTACACTTTGTCATCCGCAATAACCTCGGCATCCGGTAACTTGCCAGCAAGGACCGAAGTAGCGATAAGTATCTTAGAAAATGCTATCGGCTCCTGAGAAACAGGCACCCCGGATCGGTTTTGGTCGCGGTCCGTGAGTTTCTGGGGGTAAACATTGATATCGTACGCCCCATTCGCCATCTTGTTATAAAACACCATTGAACCCCAGCCGGACTTCTCATAGAGCTTTTGTCCGTAGGTTACGTTCGTATTTACCAAATTTATCTCAATTTCCGAGGCTAAAGCATCAAATTTCTCTCGGTACTGCGACTTTTTCATCGCCTTTTTCTTTTCCTCTACATAAAGAACCACTTCCTTCTCAGTTTTTGGTTTTTTTGGAACCATTGAACTGGTATCGAAGTTCCCGGAGTTGTTTGGAGTCATGTCTTGTGCCATTTTTTTAAAAAATTAGTGAGCTTGTACTAAAAGTAACCAAATTGTACACCCATTAGTTTAAAAAACAATCAAGTTGTGCACAAAAAAGGAGTCCAACTCATGTTGGACCCCTTTTTTTTCACTATTTAACAGTATTTACTGTTGATGTTGCCGTTCCGATCTGACCAACTGGTCTTGTTGACTGAATCCAGAAACCACTTACTAACAAAATAACCACAACTCCACCCGCTATCCAATACCAATGTGTTTTTGTCATGTTTATAAAACTAACTTATAAATGTTGCACTCTGAATGAAGTTAAGATGACGGGATGAGTGGGTTAGACCCTTACCCGCAAGTTTCAGCGATATGCTACTACCCATTTATTGATGGTTAATCATGGGAGTTGCTTACGCTACCTGCTCCCTCGGTCCTCAGACATTTGTCCATACTACCGAAGACAGTACCTTAGCCCATAGCACGGGGCTTGTTCAGTCACATCCTAACTTCATTCAAAGTACAACCACTTCCTTCTTCTCCACTCCTTCTTCATCAAACGCCACTTAGGTATCCAATAACCACGAAGATGATTTCTTCGTATCCTTCTACGATTTGCCCGGTTATGTCCTTTGTGGTTCATTGACACCGGGGTGAGCACTTGTGGGCTGGCTGGTCGCTGGTGAGGCGAGGCCATCATTTTCATCTCACCGCCCTTCTTCCTACTTACATTCGCACTTGGAGTTGGGTTTATCACATATACGACAAAAACCAAAACTACACGCCATTAACATTACACAAAATCCTATTGCTATAATTCCATATATATTCATACCTATTGTTTTTCGGAGAAGATTGCCTTCATGTGCGAGAAGCCCTCGCTCCCCGATGAGTCGGCTACATACTTACCTTGCTCCTGAAGTAAAGCATACCCGATGGCGGCGGCGGTGACAATATCATCATGCTTGCCGGCCATCGCCTCCGGCTTGCCCTTTTGGTTGCGTATAAAGTGAAACATCTCGCCGAGGAGTGAGGCTGGGAAGCCTTCACTTTTTCTTAGGAACACCGCTTTCAGTGCAGCGAGAGCAAAAGGTCGGGTCGAGGAGGTTGTCTTCCATCCAAAAAACTTCGTAATCTTTTGAGTGATGTCATCGAACACCTTCCGCGAGTAAAGATTGATGTACCCCATCTTCTCCAGTGCATCATTCACCCACAACCCATCCTTGTTCACCTCGATCCCAAGAAGTGCAAAATTGAAAAATTTCCCCAGCTTGTATGCCTCATTCGCCAGCTCATCCGGAGGAACTTGGCTGCGATACAGTGCATCGCACTGTTCAGTTTTGTGATTGATAACGTAAAGCACCTGAGCATCTCCGTGAGCGAGTCCCTCCGAGGTGTCTCCACCAACAACGTACTTCGTTCCTACCTCCGGGGATTTCCACAACTCGAGTGGCCCGGTGGACACCGGAGAGAAATGTACATCGC